TTGCAACGTCCCAACTGTTGGCGATCACTACACCCGATCCGGAGCAGAAGACCACGCCAATTTGGGGCTACTGGCAAGCGTGTGAGGCTGCAATTGCTGACGGAACCCCCTATCCGGCAGGGTGGTGGCCCATGATTTACGGCCTAGATACCGAGGATTCGGCGTCAGATCCTGCTGTTTGGGCAAAGGCGCACCCTGGTTTGGGCACGATTGTCGACCCTACGCAGTTGCAATTAGCGGCGCAAACGATGCTAAACACCGGCGATCCGGTGCAGATTGCCGAGTTTGAGACGCAGTTAGCGTGCAGATATCACACGATTGCGACGTCCGATGTCGATACTGCGATCCTTGAGCGCCAGTTTGAGGAGGTTGATTGGACGCGCTTGCGCGGACAGCCGGCTGTGATCGCGATTGACCTGAGCCGCGGTGGGTATGGGGCCCAGCTCGATTTGACAGCGGTCACGCTGTTTGTGGTCGATGGCAAGATGATCCGCGGCCGCAACGTGTGCTGGTGGGCGGGCGTTGACATTGCACTCGACGAGAAGAAATGCAAGAACCCATTGCAGCAATGGATTCAAGCAGGGCACTTGCGGCGTATGCCTGGTGAATGGCAAGACATGAGCGTGGTCGAGGCAGAATTAGAGAACATGATCGCCACGTATGACGTCCGCAAGATCGGAGTTGATCCGCATCCGGCGCAAGCACGCGACATAAAGCGATGGATTGACCGCGGATGGCCAATAGTCACAGTAGACCAGTCGATCCGCACCATGGCACCAGCCTGGAAATGTTGGGCAGACTTGCTCAAATCAAGGCAGTTAACCTACAATAACGACCCCGTTTTGGTGTCCGGACTCAACCAAATCACCTTGATTTCAGACAATGTGGGCAATATCCGGCCGGTAAAGGGACGCGGCGGCAAGGGGAACATGGACGTCATCGTCTCCGGCAACATGGCAGCGCTCTTGATGGAGCATCATCAGGTGCGAGAGGCAACCGGACTAAGCACGAGCAGTTGTCCGATCGGTTAAGGTGGCAAGTCAAAAATAATCGCTTGACACACTCAGGCACATTTGTTCCATGCGTGAGTGAGCATCTTCGCCAGGTTCATGGGATTCAGAAGCGCCACGGTCGTCTATGCACGGCCGGAGCCGCTAGCCGCACCGGCTATATCGTCCCTTCCTGCGGTCGTTCGAGCAATTCAATTGATATCGGCAGACCTTGCACGGCTACCGTTCCACGTCGTTGATAGCGACGGTCAATTGGTTGACTCGCCGATTACACAACTGATGAGCCGCGACGCCTCGCGCTGGCAGTCAGGTTACGAATTCCGGCGCTACATCACCGCGTGCGCCCTTGAATCCGGCAACGGTGTAGCCCTGATTCGGCGCGACAGTTCGGGCACTGTTGCGGAACTGCAACCGATGCCGACAAACGCGATCTCTTCGGAAATGACCGAAGACGGCGTGATCTACAAGCTCGCCGGTACTACGTTGTCCTCTGACCAGGTGCTTCACCTTGGTTGCTACCCGGATCCACTGCGCCCGGATTGGTTCATTGGGCCACTGGACGCAGCACGGGCAGCGTTCAATCTGGCCGCAGACCAGGACGCGGCGCACTCGGCGCTCATCAAAAGCGGCGGGAAGATCAGCATTAGCCACCCTGGCGCTATGTCGGATCAGACGGTGCAAGCCATCCGCGACGCCTGGCAAACAATGCACGCGACGCCTGAAGGCGCATCGCGCCCGTTGATCTTGCGCGAGGGCATGAAAGCCGAGAAGATCAGCGAGAGCACTAGCAATGTCCTTGAGTCGCGCCGCTTCTCCATTCAGGAAGTGGCCCGCGCATTCGGCCTACCGCCGGAAATGCTGTACCAGCAGGGCGGCGGAGCGCTGTCTTCACAATCCGAAACTGCACGCGCCTACGTTGACGGCGCACTAGCCCAATGGGTAACCGCGTGGGAGTCGGAGATCACGCGCAAACTCTGCGGGCCCGGCGAACACGCAAGGCTTGATACCGACGTCCTGCTCCGCGGCAATATGCGCGACGCTGGCATGGCGCTGTCGAAACTTGTCCTCGCCGGGATCCTCTCACCGAACGACGGTCGGAAGCGCATGGGATTGCCACCGATCGAAGGCGAACAGTTCGAGATTCCAAGTGTGTCGATGCCAGGCGGCATGAGCGCCACGCAAGGCGACAACGCGGCCGGAAACATCGATGGAGGTGAAGACATTGCTTGAGATTCGCACAGCCAAACTAGCCATGACTGGCGACAAGATCGGCGGCTATGCCTCGGTCTATGACGCTCCAAGCCACCCGCTGACCTTCCGCGGCATCAATGGCGGCAAACCATTCACCGAACGTGTGGCCCGTGGCGCGTTTGATTCGTCCCTCGGCAACAACATCTCGCTACTTGTCGGTCACGATTCGCGCGACCTGTTGGCAAACACCAAGAGCGGACTGCTGCAATTGCGTAGCGATCAGCACGGCTTGGCGTTCGAGGTGACTTTGCCAGCAAACAACCAGCGTGCACAAGACGTGCGTTCTTTGGTGGACGCCGGTGTGTTGTCAGAGATGTCGTTCGGATTCCAAATTATCGCCGACAGTTGGGTCGGCAACACTCGCACACTGCAACAAGTTTCGTTGCGAGAGATTTCTATCGTTTCCGAAGGCGCGTATCCGCAGACGCTCGCCGAGGCCCGTCATCTTCAATCGGGCTTGGCCCGACTTCGTCTGCGATTAAGGATGCCATCATGAAACTGTCAGAAATGTTTGAGACTCGTAAGGCGCTCACCGCAGAGCGCGATTCCATTCTCGCCCAGGACACCATGTCCGTCGAAGTCGAGGCTCGTGGCCACGAAGTCGCTAACGAACTCGGCAAGCTCGATGCAGAGATCCGCGCAGCGCAACTGCGCGAGCGTTTCGCTTCATCGTCTGCCATTGAGAACCTCGGCAAGAAGACCGAAGAACGCTCGATGGACATTCGCGCTTCCAAGAAGTATGAAGAGCAGTTCGTTAACTACCTCCGCACCGGCCAGATGCCTGAGCAGCGCGCACTGATCTCGACCGCGTCGAGTTCGATCCTGATTCCTAAGGTGTACCAAGACGCTGTGCTCAAGTATCTCGATGCCAACAGCATCATGCGTAACTTGGCAGACCTCCGCACTGGCGTTCAGGGTTACCAAACCCTGCGCTTCAGCACGCTGAAGACTGCGGATTACACCGCTGCATGGACGCAAGCCGACACCGGCACGGTGGCTGCAACTGATGCTGATCCGCTGTTCAAGGAAGTGCCCCTTGCACCGATCCCATGCTTGCCGAAGACCGAAGTGAGTCAGCAACTGATTCTCCAATCGGACGCCGGATTTAACGTGGAAATGGAAGTCACCGAACATCTCCAGCGCCAGCTGCTCAAGAATTTGGAGTGGGGATACGTGGCTGGATCCGGGACCAATGCACCGACGGGCATCTTTACCGTCAAGGCATCCACCGGTGTCACCACCGATATCAACATCGTCACGGCGACAAGCACCGGCACTACTCGCGCCCTGGCAATCACTGCTGGTGCAACCGTTGCCAAGTTGTCCGAAATGCGCTACACGAAGTTGCCAGCAGCGTATTGGGGATCTGCTTCGTGGATTTTGCCGCAAGACACGTATGCAGCGATCGCCGGTCTCTTGGTAAATGGTGTTCCAATCTTTGTGCCAAGCGCAGACGCCGCGCTTGTTGGTGCTGCTCCGTTCACGCTGATGGGTCTCCCGGTCTACATCACCGAGTACCTCCCAGCGCACGTTGCTACAAGCTCCACTGGCAAGAACTGCATCGCAATCTTGGGCAACATCTCCGAGTCATTCGCCATCCGCGAGTGGGGCCCGGGAATGTCCATCACCCGCGACGAGTTCTCGCTGTCCGGTACTGCGCGTATTCGTTACCAGGGAATGCAGTTCGCCAACTCCGACTTCACCCGCGTCAATGCGCTGGTGCAGTTGCAAGTTACCAACGCCTGATTCTGAACCTCTCATCCTTCAGGTGGGTGGGGCTTCGGCCCTACCCACCTGCAGCGAGGAACCATGGCTCTAGACCTAGCAAAGTTCAGAAGTTGGGCCAGAGTCCCGCACACGGACGACGATCCAAGTATCCAAATTGCCTGGTCTGCTGCCGTACGCGAACTGGAAGAGCGAACCGGGTGGTGCGTGGAGAGTGTCACCAGGACGCAGTGGGTGCCCGCAGCGCCCTTGACGATCTACGGCGGTCTGTACCTCCGTCTTGAGCGCCAAGGCGACCTGGCGGGCACTACGGCCACTTACAGCGATAGCACGACGGTACCGCTTACCGGCACGTGCGCAAAGATCATGATCAACGGTCTGATCTACGTCGATATGGACATAGACAACTTGACCTACCCAGTAACGCTGACCGTGACGGCCGGCAACGCAGCGCTCAACCCACTGCTCGAGATGGCTCTACTGCAACGCGTGGCACACCATGTCGCAAGCCGCGGCGATGACACGGTTGCCCTGGACTCGACCTACTGGGATCGGATCACCGGCATGATGAGCAAGGGCATCGGCTGATGGCCGGCCACGTTCCATCCGGAATGATGCGCCTCGTCATGACGGCGCAGAATCCAGTAGCCACGCTTGACGCGTTTGGCCAGGCTTCTGAGTCTTGGTTGTCGTTTGCCAACATCCCGGTGCACATTGAGACAGCCAACACAGAAGAAGGAATAGGCGATGGCGGCGTTGAGGTGCGCACGGATTGGCGCATCCTCGCTGCCTTTCACCCGTCAGTGACCACCCGCTCCAGGCTGCTGCTAGTAGACAACGGCGTAACGCGCACGTTCTTCATCAAGGGCTGCTGGGACAGG